CATCAAGGCGGCTGCAATGGAACGGCGAGCCTGGGCCAATATCACGAACCTTGCCAAAGTTATTTTCGCCAGCGCCCCGTTCCTCTCTGTTGATTGTTCCAGCCCTGTCGTGATAAGTGAAATAGTCCAGATCAATCCACGAGAGATCAAACCCATGCTCTTTTGAAAGGTTGTACCAATACTCGAAATACTCCTGACGAGAAAACCAGTGACGCCCAATGCCAGTGCGAGAAGATCCACTCCCCCGAATTCGAATGTTTAGACGCCCCTTGGCTTCTTTAATTAAATTGATCAAATGAGAAGTGGATCGTTCGTGATTGATCTTCATAATCTCTTCATGAGAAGCCTTGTCGATGCCATGGTGGCTCACCCACACCTCATGGGGCTTGCCTTCTAGCAACGGAATCAGGCGTTCGGTTTTATCTCTAGAAAGCAATGCTCCGTTTGTTGAAAGCTCAAGGACGGCCCTTGGAAACTTGCTCTGTATTTCTTCGCACAGCTCAAAAATGCGCTTGTCAACGAACGGCTCTTGCATCAAATAGGGACAAATCTTGCCGCCATCTTCAATACTCTCTTTCCATGGCAACAGCATGTCCAAGATACGTGAAAACAACTCTCTGTCCATGACGCCGTAATTGGCATGGTGCCAACTTTCTATCCAAGGACAAAAAACGCAATTTGCATTACAGGCTCCTTGCGTTTGAATTTGAACGTTCTTGAGGCGATTCATCGGATGCGTGAGGGAGAGTTGTTATGGAAGGCGATGGGAGGGAGTGTGTAGCTTTTTAACAAAGGCAAATCTTCTTTTCGATAGGCGAATAGATGATGCTCGCAATCTCGCATGCTTTCTGTATTGGCAATCATTTGCAGGTCCAGCGGCAAGTAAGCCCGCGAAAAAACCTTGAGGAGTTTAGATAGGCCTTGCCTGGTAATCAAGTAACCATCCGTGCCACATACATAGCCCCAAGTGAGGCCATCCTTGTTTCGCATGCTGCGATCATTAAAAAACACAAGATCCGCATCTTCTGGCACTTCAAGAACCAGCGGTCGCATCACTTCAGTGTCGTCCTCGAGAATCACAAGATGATCCATGCCTTGGTCAAAGGCATGCTTCCAAAGAGCAATGGAAGAAAGTATTAGTGCTGCCTCGCCAGTGCGCTTCAAGGTGTCTTTGTCGTCGTCAATTTCCCAGTCGATTGGTATTGGACTTTGCGCTTCTAGCTCCTTGCGAGACAGTTGCCGACCATCGACCGCCGCCCACCAATTGAATCCTTGTTCAATTTTGCCCATTTGATCGGCAAACTTCTTGCGTCGTTCATCTCCTTCAATGCTGATACAGAAGACATTGCTGCCTTCGCTGAAATCAATCCATTGAGTTTGTTGGCCAGGGAAGCTCGTCGTCCCCTGGCCCTTAGGCTTTTTTGCAAAGCCCTTAGCAGCGCTTTTCTTTGCCGTGACAAGCAGTTCCTTGACGATGTTCAGCATTTGCTTTTGGATGGAAGACCATGAGAGCTCTTGTTCATGTACGCGCTGATAACACCAGTCGCCGGCCTGTTTAAGGGCCATACGATTGTTGTAATAGCTGGTCAAGAGCTCGGCCATGCTATCAGGCTCTGGCAATGGCCTCTCGAGTCCATAGTTCCTGTCTGTTTCAGAACCATGACAAGCAATGCGCGGAACACCATGAAAGATTTCCTTGAGGCTTGTATGGTCTGGAACCAATTGAGCCACGCCCGTGGCGGCATGTTCTGTATTGACCAAGCCCCACCCTTCGCCAATGCAAGTGTTCACGCCAATGTCGACGGCGTTGTACACCTTGTTCAATTGTTCAATGGGAAGGCAATTGCTGGTTGAAAAATGCGGACTGGTGAGAATGAGCTTGCCAGTTGCGTCGTAACCCTCGTCTCGTGCTACGCGCTTGAACAGGGGCACCAAATCCCACCCCATGTCTTTTTTACCCATGTTGAGCCACAGTCTTGCGTCTGGCTTGTCCTTGGCAAATTTGATAAAACCCTTGATCGTCAAGTCGATGCGCTTGCGCGGCTGATTCCTGTTGCCATTGAACACAATGAAAACATCCTCAGGCACACCGAGCTCCTTGCGGCACTCTGCCTGATCGAGACGGAAGAACTTCGAGAAATCAGTGCCATGTCCCACAACGCGAATCTTGTCCTTGTAGCCAATCTTTCGGATTTCTTCTGCTCCGAATCGCGTGTAAGTGGCAATGCCGTCCCACTCTTCCAAGGCAGGCAGTAATTCAGGGAAAAGGCCGTAGCTGTCAATCGGCGTGTAGACGAACCATTTGAAACCCAGGGCCTCCTGGAATGGCTTGGCCGCTTCCCAAAGATTGATGGCGCACCAAATGTCATTCGTCACCCACACCAAGTCTGGTTTGATGATCTGCAAAAGCTCGCCAATGCGATGAGAGCCGAACGGATCGGAGCCGTGAGCCATGGCCGGATACATCTTGCAATGCTTCTGCATGGGGTCTGGATCGCCATGCCAGTTGACGGAGAGCGCATGAACATCATGATGCTCGGCAAGTGCCGGGATGAGATACTGGGCGACACGTCCAAAGCCTGTTTCTACGCCGTTATCCCCGCAGTACAGAATGCAAGCCATGCGAAAAAAGAATCTGCGCGGATTCTAGTGGCCAATGTCACCATGGGTCAAACTCTGAGCGATTGGCCCACAGGTATTCATCCCTGACCTGCTTGGCTTCTTCGATAGTCGCAAAAGTTCCCAAGTATTTCCCTCTGATCCTGACTGTGTACGGTTTCTGCTTGCAGCGAGGTGGATTTTTGTGGACGTGCGGCTCTCCTGTCTCCCCTTGCGGCCTGGCTACCCTGTTTCTCGCGTTCTGCTTGGTGGTAGCAAGTCTTAAATTTTCCGGCCTGTTGTCGGCCTTATCCCTATTGATATGGTCAATTTGCAGCGGACCAGGATCTTGACCGTAAGCCATGGCCCATACAATACGATGAATCTTGTAGTATTCCCTGTCTAATTTGACTCGATAATAGCCGGCAGCGTCCGTGCTTCGTATGGGAGTATTCAGTTTGATAGCAGAAGCTTTGCTCGGTCTTTTGATCCAAACAAGATCCCCTTTTGGGGTAACCTCAAAAAATTCGCGCAGCCGCTCAAGCGGTGGCAGGGGCTTAGACTTGGCCATCGGCTCATTTCCAGTGAGTTGGTCACGAGCTAGGAGCCGCAAACTCGCTAGCTCACACCATTATAGTTGCTGGCTGCTGCCTTAAATACCGCACGCTGCAGCGGCACCTAGCTCCGCATTCACATCGCCGGCCAGGGAGCGGCAAGGTGCCAATAGGAACTATTCCCTGGGAGGCATATCGGAGGCAATCGGCGCAGTGTTGCGCTTGGCTGTCCAAAATTCTTCGCATAAGGCTATACCCTTGCTCTTGTTGCCGAAGCTCAGTCCCCTGCCAATAACTACCTCGAACGCTCTGAGCGTATAGGCCAATACGAGCAAGAGCCATGGGAGCAGAAACAGCCCCAGAAAGCAAGTCCCGAACAAAACCCTGTAGATAAGTATATTCTTCACGAAGTCGCTGACCAATGCGACCGTATTCTGAACTGCCCATATTGGCGCGACCGCCATAGCCAATAACCGCTGCCTGAATATGAGCACTTTTAAGCGATTCGCGGATACTGCCCTGCCACTGGTCAAGCGTAATTTGCTCATTAACCAACATGCGCGTGAAGCGCCGCAGTTCTGCGTCCAGCTTATCTATGCGCTTGTCTAAAAGCTTCTCCACTGAAGCTTTGCTTAAGAATCGGCCTTTCTCGTCCCTGTAACGTCCGCTTTGCTGGTCATATGACCACTCGGCGTCCATTCTGCTGGATAGAACGCTTTCGCTGAAGCCGCCAATATCATTCAGCATCGTCAGCTTCCAGAATATCCTTAAAGCGCTCAGGGACTTCCTCTTTCCATTGCTGCAACGCTGCGTCTACATCGGCTTCGCTGATGAAAGAGGCTTCATCAATATCGCCAAGCATCAAGCCTTCAACCTTAACCGGCTCGATGGCATCGACTTTGCTGCTGACCAGCTTTGCAGCTCCTTTGCGATCTGGATTGGGGTCGGCCTTGCGCTTGCGAGCAACGATTGTCTGACGCTCTTCTTTGCTCATAGCCTCGGCCTTGGCTTTGGGGAGGCACTTGGGCTTTCCCTCTTTTTCCTCGCGCCCGCCGCATTCTCCGAGGATCTCCCCGTTAGCGCCAATTCTCACCCACTCCTCTTTGAACCATTTGTCCAGATCGTCGTAATTGACATCGCCATTGTCTCCCTTGAAGCCACTGCCGCTGCCGTGCTTCCTTTCATAAAGCTCTTTGTATTTCTGAACCATATAGGCGCTGGCATAGGCACTGGGCCACACTTTGAACTTTGCCTTGGCTGCGGCAATTGCCTGCTGATGCAAATCCTTGTCCTTGAATTCAACATCACCACGCACCTTCTCTAAGTCCCGAGGAAGGAACAGGCCAGCGGAATCCTCCACTTCCCTGCTTCCATCCATGGGAAGAGTGCCGTTTTCTTCGTTCATGGGATCACGGCCACCGGGAGGCACGGCCAAGCCACCCCCGCTCCGAGTGGAACCACTCCCTCCCTGAGTAGGAAGCTGGCGCACCACAGACGGATCGAGAGTGAGCTCCATTGACCACTCAGAGCCTCCGTAACGGGCATCTGCCACCTCCTTGGGACTCAGCACGCCAAGCTGAATGTACCGCCCATCCACGGCCGCCACGCGAGCCCTCACGTCAGCCTTTTCTCGCTCATTGAGCTCAAACAGATTGTTGAACGAAATGCGCCACGACTCAGGCATTCTGCCTTGCGTTGGTCCTGTCTTGCTGAGCATGATGTAAGTCATCAGCTTCTTCAAGGGGCGATGGAAAGTGGATTGTTGATAGTCCGCAAGCGTCTTTGCAAAATCCCTTTCTTCGCTGCGCCCCGTAGATCCAAGACCGCTAGGACTTTCGCCAAACAGCACTGTGTGCGGGATTTTTGAAGCGCCAATAATGTCAACGCGCATTTTTTCTAAGATCTCTCCAACGCCGCCAAAATTTCGGCTAATGAATTCCAGCTCTTCTTTTTCTGCATCAATTGCATAGCCGCGATACACGCTCTTGCTCATATCGTTTAGCACCAAACGATCTCGTACATCCTTCTCCTTTCCTGCCGCAAGCATTTGAGAGAGGCCGCGAATTTTATGGACGAAAATGTCAAACTCGCACAATAAAGTGGCAGCGCTATTTAGGCCGGTCCAATAGTGCTTAAAGCTTTCGTAAATAGTCTGCAGACTGCTCATTCCCCACCCATAGTTTCTCTGTCTAATGCGATAGGGAAGCCAGTCGCCATCAAAGCGCAAAATTCTGTCTTTATGAATCTTGACTAGCTGCGGCTGGTTAATAAGATCGCCGGAAATGATTTGATAGTAAGTTGCCTTGGAATAGTCGTACAAATTATCTTCGTTAATAAGCGGAGCGATTTGCCACCGATCTAGAACCTCCATGCCCTCCACTGCATAAATGCGACTCTTGTCGACGGGCTGGTCGGCAGGGCGACCATCGTCAATGTAAAGAAGGATGACCGAACCTCCATAGAGCCTGGAATTCTTAGAGGCAAGCATGAAGTTTTCAAGAATGTACAAATCCTCAATCACTTGCTCGATGCCCACCACCTCTTCGGCAGCGGCTCCCTCACCGCCGAAC